GTAACATGCATATAGTCTTCCTGTACTTTTGATCATACTAACCCAAAAGTGCTTGTCTTTCATCTTCTTAACTTTTTCAAGTTGTGTTGCTTTAGGTCTTGTTAATCCCATTTTCTTCTCCTTACCATCCTGCTTGTTTAAGTATTTCTTCACAGTATGCCTGATCTGCTGGATAGTCTCTAAACTTCTTTTGCCAAAAGTCTGGATCAATCCACGGCCATACTATTTTTGTTTGGTCTCCATTCATCTGTGCTAGATATGATTGACCTGATTCACAGTTGAATACCAACCAAGGTGATATACGTCCTGTGCTTATTGCAAATGCTACTGCATTATCATTACCGTAACGTAAAAAGTCTTGTGCTGGATTACCAGTTTTCTCATTCCACTTTATACCATACTCAATGCCACGTTGTAGTGCATCAGTTAGTGCTTCTCTTCTTATATACTGTTGCAAATACTCATCATATACACTTTCTTTGCACCAATGATCTAATTTCTTATTTTGTTTTACAACATACTCAACAAACTTTGGTACGTTGATGGCATTGATACCAACACAATGTCTTCCAAATTTTACAAATGCTTTATAGTATGGAGATGTTGAAAACTCTGCAAATGTTTTTAGTTTAGCACTGCCTTGAGTCATTGTGTAAAATGTCAAATAACTTTGCAAACCAATTTGTACACCTACTTCTTTTTCTTCTCGTGAACGTTTCTTCTGCTCGCACAGATGCACTGCTAATGTGCTTTCTTTTCTAAACTCACGTTCACAGTACTTACAAATATGTGTTTCACTTATTGCTTGCAATATAGTCCTTTATTTTGTTTTCCATGTTTGTAAAATGATCATCAAATATACTTGATACTTGTTGCAACTGTAATTTATTGTGGTTAGCAATATCTATCAATTTTTGTCTATTAGATTGCCAATCAAAAGTTTGTAATTGTACACATAGGTCTGCAATCATTTCTAGTCTGTGTTTTTCATTTGGTTCTGTATCATAACTTTCATCCCATACACTATTGTATGTTTTAAAACCCAAGTCTCTCACACGTTGTAAGAAATTTTGTGTTGCTATACAAACAAACGGTATTCCTGTTACTATGGGCTTCCATATCTTTTCTGTTGGGAAAAAATGACTTCCTTTAAAACTTGATTCTGTAATTAAATTATAATAGGAAATGTTGTAAATGTCAATGGGTAAATATTGCCAAGCTGATACCTGCAATTCTTTGTTGTGTGTAATTGCAAAATACTTGTCTGCTTTCTGATGATAATGTGCAAAATTTTGTTGATCAATGTTGCTAACAATATCTAAATGTTGTATGTTTTTGCCATGGTTTATACCTGCATACTTGAATGCATACGAGTCTTTGGGCATCAACGGCAAAATATGTTGAACAACAAAATCTCTATGAGTGTTAATCGAAGATGACATAGAGGAAAAACTAAGTTCCTTTGGATACTTAAAATCATAATTTTTCTCACAAAAGAATAGTTCATGTTTAAAACTAGTATAAGCTCTTACAGTATCAAACAATACCCAAGGAAAATACAGTAACGTATACTCAAAATCTAACTGGTATAGCGGAGCCGTTGTATCCCAATCTGCACTGCTTAAAATAAAATAATGCTTGTCTTTAGGCCAATTGGTAGAATGAGTTGGTAGTATATGCCAGCCTTCTTTAAAACAATCAATAAAAATAATATTGTCTTTGCATTGCTTTATTCGCTCTTCTTGGTAATATAAACAACATAGGTAAGTGGTATCGGGATCGGGTGTTATTTCAAAATAATTTGTGGTTGTCTTTTTAAGGTTCTTATACAAGTTCCATGTCTTATATAGCTCAAAAACTTCTGTTGCAAATTGTGGTGGATTAAATTTTATTGGTAAATCCATCAATTGTTTCCACTATCACGCATGTGTTCCTTTAGTTCTTTTGTAGTTATCAGTTTACTTAGTAAATTGATCTCATCTGCTTTCATTGCAGGAAACAATTCCATTAGTATTTTCTTACCTTCGTTGTTGCCTTTTTCTTTCTTCTTTGGCGATATCCATTGGTGTCTGTGATTGCCCATACCTGGAGAGACACTAGTGGCACATAACCATTGTAATTTAGGATGCTTGTTGATATCAAAGAAATGTTTGTTTAATCTTTCATTACAAGCAATCAAGTAATACTCTTGAAGTTCACTCGAACCTTGTATACTTGAACTCCAACGTAGCATAAGAAAGTTTGAAAACTTCTTGCGTTCTTCGTCTGTTAGACTGTCATAGAAGTTTCTATCCTTGCTATCCAAACAACGCATTTCGTTTGCAATGTTGAGCTTATCGCTCATTACTTGTTCTCCAAAGTTTATGCAAGAAGTAAAACCAAAATCCATTGATGATTGGTTCAACAAATGCATCTACGGCTGCTAATTCTAAACTAGCACCAGTTATAACTCTAACACATATTATTGCAATAATAATATGACCAATTGTATATACCACTGCCAACGTTAGACTACTATCACCAATGATCTTTTTCAACCTATCAAATATTTCTTTTCGGTACTTCATTACCATGCCTTGTTATAATCCACTACTTCGCAATTACGGCTGATGTCTTTAACAAAGTATGCACATCTTGGGTTATCTGTGTCGTCTACAGGTACTGCTAACATCTGTCCGTTTTTAAGTTTAGGCACATACCATGTTACATCTTGATACACATCAACAATTTCAATGTCCATATATGAAGGTCTAAAACTTGTTAGCGGATTGAATTGAAAAACTTTAAATCCTCTGTCATTGATACTTGTAAGTTGTAGCATTTCTAAGTCACCTACTTCAGGTTCTCCAATTAATACTTGCCAATCAATTGGCATCTTCATCTGTGTATCACCAATACGTAATACCAGAGCTGGACTATTAAATGTTTCCAAGAATATTAATGGAATATACAAGTGATCTGGATTTTGTGGATCACTGTTATCAAATATTGAAAAACGTAAATCGTCAATCTCTTCAGGTAATGTATCTAAATCAAATACAGTATTTTCTAATGTTAAAATTCTCATTTTGTTCTACTCATAATTACTCCGTAGTCTTGAGCTAGTTCTAATTTAAAATTGTTGGCCAATAAGTATGGCACAACGGCTCCGCCTTTTCCAATGTATACCCCATTATGAATGTAAGTATCATCTAAACACACAACACAACTCTGTGTCATACGTTGTAGTAAATTTTGCATTTGTGTTAAATGAGCAACTTGACTATTCATATTGTTCATTTCTATACCACGTTCTGTATACCAAACACGTTGTTCTTCAATCATCTTGCTATAGGTTCCTACTTCCCAGTCCCAATCGAAGTTATCTAAGTATAGTATGCTTATTGGTCTAATGCAAGTCTTTGTCCACTCTGTTCCATCACATTGGATGAATGTTACACGATCCTGTAGATGTTTAGGAATACACTGTTTTAAACGTCTTGGCATATTTTCATCTAAGTCGATTGTAACAAAGTCTTTGTTATATTGCTCAGCAAGTTCAGCAAAGTATGCACTAGATCCTTCATAACGATCACTGCCGATTTCAAGAACAATGCCTGTGCAATCCTGTACATAATCATTTACATGTTTATAACAACTACCCATTCCAGTCCAACTTCTCTACACTAAAAGGGTAGTTTGCTTCTTTGTAAAAGTGCTTGCGTTTTGTTAAGTGTCGTTTGGCAAATCTACAAGTTGATGTTATGTCCCAGATTTGTACGTGGTCTTTGTCTTTCGCTTTCCTGATACCACGACCAATACTTTGTATAACCCTGACAAAACTCTTACCTGGCTCCAACAGTACAAGATTAAAAATACGTGGTAAATTAATACCAACGGCCGCCACACCATACGTTGCAACAATAATTTTACCAGTTGAAGTAGCCACTTCATCATACTCATCTTGTCTATCCTTTGCTTTGGTTGCACCACTAACAAACACTGCATCTTCGCCTAGTCTGTTCAACAATTCATTGCCTGCTGATATTCTGTCTACCAATACAAGTGTGTTACCAGTCTTATTTACTTCAGCAACCAAGCCTGCAATTGCATCTAATCTACCTTTTTCTTCAAACAAGTACTTTAGTTCACTTTGGTAGTTTGAAAACTCTGCATGGTCAATCAGTTGTACTACGTTCACATGACAGTTTGCTAGTACGCCTTTTTCTTGTAAACTACTAGCACTCAGTTGATTGATAACTGGTCCTAGACTACAATGCAATGCTTGAAACTCAAAAGGCTCTTTGGGTATTGTGCCTGTTAATCCCCAACGTAATGGTATCTGACTCATAACACCTGTTAACAATGTTTTAAGTGCGTCTGCTTTGGCCATGTGTACTTCATCTACAATAACTGCCACAACATCTTCTAAGAACTCGTGTATGGTAATGTCTACTGTTTGATTCTTTGTATTCTTTAGCAATACGTTTAGACTTTGCCATGTGCATATTGTATGCTTGTGTCCAAACTCTTTCCTGTCACCATAGAACACACCAACATCTAG